CTTCGATAGTGCTTTTGGTTCCCTTGACCTTATAAAGAGAGGATACGGCAGCATTAATTTTTTGGTCGATAGTCTCTTTCTTATACGTGTTCAAGGTCACTTTCTTATCCGTGATGTCTTGAACGGCACCATCCAATTCCACCGACTCAATGACATTAACCTGAGCGCCAGCGGTTACCCCCTGTAATTTATCGAAGTCCTCCTTGCTCATCAATCCGTCAGAGGTGTTTGACGCTAAGGGGAGTACGACATCCTTGGTTTGACCATTCGATAGCACGATGGAGACCTTATGTGATGCCTCGTCATAGGAAACCGAATTGATTGCACCGATATCTGACACTTGCAATTGAGATCCGTAGGTTTTATTGTTGTAGATAATAGCTCCTTTGTAAACGCCTTCCGTATCGGTACAGAAGAAGATCACTTGTTTCTTGAGCTGTTCGCTTAATCCAGCATATTCGCTTTGAATACCTACATAATGAAACACTTTGTTTGTTGTAGCGTTAAATTCTGCCATAAAAAATGATTTAAAAATGTTATTTACTGAATAGAATGCCAAGAGACTGATTCTTGAATATCGTCTATGGCTTTCGCATTATTATTAGCTAATTCTTGCGTTTGTTCAAGGTTGATGCCTAGCTCTAAACTGGTCTTATTGCCTTCTAAAACGTTTCCGTTAATAGATGGCTTGTCGCTGAGATCTGTATATCTTAATGATGTTCCAAAACCTTCAATATTACTAGTGGACGTGTCAAATATAAGGTGTCCTTCAATATCGATCTTCATATGGTTGACAAGATAGTTTCCGGCGTTAGTTGCCATCATCTCTTTCTGGGTAGGAGTTAGGTCTTCCCAAGTATATGGATCGCCCTTTTTACCTTCTAATTTTCCATGGTTGTTCCAGCCAATGTTCCCGTCGATATCTTTCCCCCAAAAATAATAGTTGTATGGGGCTTGGTCTCCTACGGCACAACACCCATCAATATCGTTTCCATTAGGTATAGATACCTTAAGTTCTTCCACTGTTGTGTATGTGGCATATATTTTAAAAGAAGTTCCCGGTTTGCCTTTGGGTACGGAGATATTTATAGAGTATATAGGATTTCCGTTATTATCAAAACCAACTTCTGATAAGGATACGCTTGCCGGTAGATCGGGGGTGATAGTGATGACGTTTCCCATGGTGAATTGTGGGGTTTTGCCAGCAAATCCTCTCATACCAGACATATCCACTAAATAATCAAAACCTATAGATGTGCGCACATACAATTTTCCCGTATCCTCAATTTCTACATCTCCATTGATAACGACAAATTTGCCTTCTGGTACACTGTCTTTATTGTCATTCATTTCAAGAATAGAGGAAAATGTCCTAAATATATTAAATGCCTCGGGACGCAGACAAATATTAGACTTGTTGTATGATTGTGTTGATAGATTCCACTGATACACATAGAAATCCGTACCTACATAGTTTGGATGATTCGCAACATCTAGGGCTAGATCTTTTGCTGCGTTCGTTTCGCTTATTACTTTTATATACTCGGACTTGCGATCAGCCTCAGATTGCTCACGTAATGTCTCGGCGATCTCTCTGGATTCTTCTTTACTGGTTCTTGATAGCTCTTGTTGGCTCCTTAATGTCTCTGCTAATTCACGTTGTTTCTCGGCATCCTTTCTGGATTTTTCTTCACTAGTTCTTAATTGTTCTTGTTGGCCCCTTTGTGTTTCCGCTAATTCACGTTGTCGCTCAGCGTTTCTTCTGGATTCCTCATCACCAGCCCTTTGTCGTTCAGATTCTTTTCTAGTGTTTTCTTCCTCGATTATTAAACCGTTGGTCTTTTTTATGCTTTCTAACTCCTTATTGATTAAGTTAATGATAGCTTCACATTGAGTTGCCGCTTCTAGGGCAGGTTGCTGCAAAAGGACTATTTCCTGTTCAGTAAGGTCAGAAAAATGGATTTTTAACTCATTTTTTTGTTCTTCCGTTAACTTATCATAGGTAAGAATGATATCCTCAATGGGAACAATAAGCTTAAATGCGGAAATAGGTTCTCTATCGTATTTTGCTTCGATTCCTTGAGAGGTATATCTTAATATCGGATAATCTCCGCTGACTACGCCACAATCAAAGATTAACCCATTTGAGAAAGATATGATAAGATGTTGATTGCTGATGTCAATATTGGTGATAGAGCTATAGACTTTTGCATTATCGATAAAAGCATTTGTAACAGCTATAATGTCTTCAGTCTTTTCTCTATCATTGTTATCTTGTGAAGATAGTACTTTTTTAGATGCTTGACTGATAGAATACCAAGCCTCATGTTGTAGAATGTTACTCATTGCTATTTGGGGGATTTTATATAAACAATAATATCTTTAGTTGCTCTTATTCCATTGGGTGTCATAACAGTTATTTGACAACGACCTGTTTTGATTCCAGTTACTATTCCATTCTTGCTGACAGATGCGGTAGACGGGGCAGAAGATGTATAGTCTAAACTCTTGTTAGTCGTGTCATCCGGAGAGAACAAGACTGTCAAGACCATTTGCTCTCCAACTTCTAATCGATTGTCTTGTGGTAATATCTGGATGGCATCGGGACTTATTATACCGTCATCGATCGTGGATGACCTATTATAGGTTGGCTCTGTCACGTCTTCCTTGTCATCTGGAACATCGCTATGGTTGGTGAAAGGAGGAGTGATGACTTTCTTCTTTATCCATTCTGCGTATTTGTAACTAGATGTTATCCTGAAATATATCTCGTAATCAAGCCAATAAGCTTGCAGCATGTTGGTTGATTGAGGCATATCAAAATACATCAGATTACATCGTTCTTGGAGTGCCTCTTCCGTTTCTTTAGCGTTCTGGATAGCTTTATTCAATCTTTCCGCTATATAAAAAGGGTATGTTTCCCATTTTATATGTTGATTGTCCAACTTGTTAAGGATAAATCTAATACGAACAGTGCCACGTCCTTCTCCAATACGTTGCTGGGCTACCAGAAAATGAACATTCGTAAATCGTATAAAACAAGCGGGAAAAACGGTCTCGTATTCAGTATTGGTTTTGCTCATGATTCTTTCGAACTGACCGGTATCTATGGCTATTGTTTTAAAAAGGGGAGGACTTTCCATATTGTCCTCTTCTTCCTTCACGGTAAGGATTGCTCTTTTGATAGCTTGAAATACATCGCCTAATGTGTTCTCATTGTCTGTAAGCTCACTATTGTCTTGCTCATCAGAACTTCCTTCGCTTTCTTTCGTTAAGAGTCTTGGTTCGTATTTTTTTATCATATGATGCTTTTTAATAAGTTATATAGTATCAGTTGCGCTTTAAGCTCAACCAAAGGGGAGTCACCCATGAATTTACGTTGGATGTTTGGAGGCCATGTTCCTGTGGGATCGTTATGGAAGGCTGCGTAACTTTTAAATGCGTCATTTCTTCTTCCATTAGCATGGAACTTGTTTTCATCCGTATAGATTATCAACCCTCCTCCTTCGTATAGTTGGTAGGAGATAGAATCTTTCAAATCTCCCGTTTCGTTCATTAACTCATGATGATAATGATGTTCGTTTTTTCTCAGAGGCCAAAATCTACCATTGTCGCCGGGAGCTTTCTTTAGGTCAAACGACCTCTTAAATTCCTTGACATATTCTTCCCCTATTTTAAGCTTGGCCTTAAATAAGCCAGACGCAAATTTGCTAGGGACTATTTTCCATTGATTTAGCATGTCTTGAAAAGTGATATCAATACCATTCATGTCAAATTGTATTTGGATTTGATGTTTGATGATATGTTTTTCATGGATTGAATAAGATTCTTATCCACGGTGAAGTATGGGTGATCCTCTCCGAATATAGCTCCACCCTTCGCTAGGCTTTGCTTGAACACAGGATTAACGGCTTTATCTATAATAGAACTTATATCGGGAACATCCATATAGTTGGGTCTCGTAAATGATTCCACCAAGTAACAACGGCATCTCCAATCGATAGGGGGGATCAGCCATTCAGGAAATTGAGATTTAGGATAGCTAAGTCCTTCCAGCGTACGATGAGAGTCACGAACACGCTCGTCCCCTTGTGTCATAAACATAAGGGTTGTCTCCTCTGGTAAAGTTATCCACCATGCTGCTATAAATGAAGCGTAGTCTATGTCCTTATTTTCGGTCTTGGCGTATACATTATTATATAGATAGAAGATCTCTTCCGGATCGCTATCCTCATCTTGCTCCTCTATATCCATATATACTTGAGTCTCCTCTGCCGTGGCGAAATCGATCAAGTTGTCCAGAGCCGCAACGAGAGCTTTCCTTCTATCGATCTCTGAGGGCGTTAGATATGTCTCGTTGTGATTTCTTACTATATCCAGCGCCTCGTTAAAATCTATACCAAATCTCTTTACGCAATGTCCGAAAGCGAACATGGATCGAGCCTCGATAATATCTTGAAACTCCTCTAGGTCTATGGTCTGGTTGTTAAATTTATCTAATAGTTGCTCGAACAAGAACAATAAATACTCGTACTCTTTCTCGGTCTCATCATTAATTTTAGTCTCATCGAATATCTCGTCTTCCATTCATGACCTCCTGTAAATAGTTCGCTACGCTACTGCTGCTCCTTCTCCTATAACGTCTTCTGGATGCAGGGGCAACAGTACCCATTGATCCACCAGCCACCACGTTATCCTTATCATCGACTTTACCGTCATCATTTATATCGTTCCATCCAGCGGGATTATTAAACTGCTTCTTTACAACAACACCAAATTCCTTTGCGATCTCGTCTGGTTCTATCTCATATTTATCTGAAAGAAAATCGTAAAGATCTATCTTGCTCTCAACGCTCATCTCCAATCCTCCGGAATATTTAAATTCCAGTCCATTCTTAATATATCCCATAGCTACTAGCCGTGGAATAATCTCCTCGTTCATGGCATTCTCAATATATTCCCGATAGACCTTGATGCGGTCTCGGAAAATATCTTGGTGGGCTTTAGTTGATCCTACATAGGATTGTGTCGCTCCAGCCATAGACTCAGAACCTAGAATCAAATTTGACACCTCGGCGTTAACTAGCTCGATAAGGCTCGTATAAATCTTCTCGCTATTGGACATAGTAAAAGCCTTGATGTCTATGTCATCATTTAATCCCGTCACGATAACACGATTGGTTGCGGCAGATGCGATATCGTTGGCTAGTCTATTTCGATCTCCAAGATTCTCACTCTCCGATTTACCATGGATAATAGGTTGTCCATATGTATGGCTGAAATTTATGTAGTTAGCCAACGTGAATTTCTTGGCGAGAATCAATGGAGTAGTGGCTGAGAACAAGCCTAGATCACCAGAGTTTATAAGGATATAGTTCTTCTTATATTTAGGAGTCTCAAGGTCCCAATTAGGAAGCCATATGCCTTGACGTTTCAATACGGTCTTTTGTTCAGGCAATACATTGCGGCGTTCGATGAGATTCACGTCATTCAGTTTTCCTGTAATAGGATCGATTGTTGGATTAATCTCAATCAACGTATAACCGTACAATTTAGATTCAGCAATGCCTTTGATGATCTTGATGAATTGGCTCCCTTGTATTTTCTTCGTAGCATCCACATCACGGACATATTGACCATTAGCATTTTGTCTTGCCAACATATATCTTTCTCCGATAATCTGGGACTCCAGTGTCTCTAAGACACTTCTTATGTGAGCGTCCTGTTGTACACATGCCTCATATAAGTCGATCAATCTTGATCTATCATCCAAGATCACTCCCTTGACAACTTGAGAGCGAGTCGATTTATATCTGCAATTCCTTTCGATCTCGGACACATATTCCTGTATGGTCTTTTTGCTTGTCCGGAAGATACTCTCTAAGGTTTGCGAGTCTATTTTCCCTTGATTTATATTCTTGTCCATTAGGTTTTAGTTATTTATGAAGAATAGAGGCATCTTAAGTGAGTTGTTTTGAAATAGAGGTTCTATGATATTATCCAATATATATTCAAATGCCTATTTTGTTTGTTTTGTTAAACACGATATTAATATACTTAAACGTTTCTGTGGCATTACATATAAGTGATGAATAATTTTATATATCGTGTATTTATATTTTATGTGCTAATAATTAGATGGATATAAATTTATAATAAAAAATATATGTAATAGTTTGTCAGTATAAAAATAGATGTATATCTTTGCATTGTATTAATAATAACAATAAATAAAAAGTATGAAAACTGAAAATTAATGTACGGTTTTAATTACTTTAGCGTTCAAGGAAACTTTCGGTCCATTAACGATAGGGGACAGGAGGAAAACGCTAAAGAGCTATTTTTAACTGAATCAGCAAATTTTTGTGATGCTGAAACCACGGTCTCGGAACTGCTAAAAGAGACTACTCAATTTCCGGATACTATTGATATCCCAAAGATCAATAGACTGGATAAGGTGAAAAACTTGCTATATAGTGATATTCTTCAAGTTGAGAAATCAGAGAAGAAAGGCTATATGGAGTATTCAATTGATAAGGAAAACGGTGTGATATTGTTTTCCGCAAAGGTGCAATTCGAGGAAATATCGGGAAACAAGGTCAAAACCACAACCGAAATTTATCTCGTTCCGGCTAAATCTACCTCAGAGGTCGAGAAGCACCTTAAGGCTCATTTAAAAGATAGTGTATTTGATTACAAGATTCCGGATGTGAACGGGACTAAGTTCGATACCATATTGGTATTGGAAGAGACACATCGAGATCTGGTGAAGGATTATGATCTGATTAAAAATAGATTATAATGTACATTCCTCAGTATTTTGAGGTTCAGGAATTAGTATGCCCTCATGTTTGCAATAAGTGGGGGCATAATCCGAACTTCATCTGGAGCTTCTTTGATCCCAATTTACTTGAAACACTGGACTTTCTG